CGGCGGCCGTGGCGGCAGCAGCCGGCGCGGCGATCTCGCGGATGGTGTTCAGCGTCTCCGCTAGCGCAGACCAGATCGATGAGCTGTCGCAGCGGACCGGCGTGGGCACGACCGCGCTCCAGGAGCTCGCCCACGCGGCGAGTTTCTCCGGGCTCGACGTGCAGACGCTGGCACAGTCGATGGGCATCCTGCAGCGCAACATCGCCGCCGCAGCGCGGGGGTCGACAGAGGCTCGGCGTGCGTTCAAGGGCATCCAGCTGAAGGACGCCGCCGGTAACCTCCGCTCTGCCGACGCCGTGATGGGCGACCTGGCCGAGAAGTTCTCGCGCATGCCCGACGGCACCGAGAAGGCGGCCATCGCGATGCAGGCGTTCGGGCGTGGGGGCGGCCAGATGATCCCCCTCCTCAACGCCGGTCGTGAGGGCCTGGCGGGAATGCGCAAGGAGGCGCATGACCTCGGCCTCGTGCTCGACGAGAGCACGATCAAGAAGGGTGCGCAGATGGACGACGAGTGGACGCGCCTCAAGGGCGCCGTCCGCGGCGTACGCAACGCGATCGCGGGCCCGCTGCTCGGCTCGTTCGTCCAGCTGTTCAAGGGGTGGGTCGCCTGGATCAAGGCGAACCGCGAGCTCATCAAGCAGCGGATCGACAAGGTCGTGCGCGTCCTTGGCAAAGCGCTCGAGGCGCTGTGGAAGACCGTCGTGGCTCTCGGTAAGGCGGTCGAGTTCATCGTGGAGCACTGGAAGCTCTTCGCGCTCGCCATCAGCAGCGTCGTGATCGCTGCCATCACGACGAACATCAGCGCGCTGTACGCGCTCGCCGGAAGCTACTACCTGGCGGGACGCGCTGCCGTCTTCGCCGGTCTGAGGGCGGCGGCCACCTGGGCGCTCGCCGCCGCGCCGATCGTCGTCATCGCGGCGATCATCGCGGCGATCATCCTCGTCGCGGAGGACCTGTGGGTCGCGTTCAAGGGCGGAGACTCTCTCCTCGAGAAGCTCTACGACCGGTGGAACGCCTTCATCCAGGACTGGCTGAAGCCGAACCCCGACGACCCCTGGTGGATGAAGGTCCTGAAGGCGTTCGTTGACACCTTCTACAACCTCGACGACGCCATCAAGAACTCCGTCGCCTTCTGGAAGAAGGCCTTCGCGGACTTCTTCAACTGGTTCATCGACGGGATCAACGCGCTCATCCGCAAGATCCCCGGCAAGGTGCGCGATGTGCTCGGCATCGAGGAGATCGCGCACGTCGGCAAGGGCGGGGGTGAGTTCTTCCGCAAGGGCCTCACCCAGATGAAGATGCGCGGGGAGGCGAACGCCAGGGGGGAGACCATCCGAGCGGACAACGACTGGGCGTTCCGGTGGCTGAGCACAGGAAGGTTGCCGGGCTTCGGCCCGCCCGTGGCCAAGGCGCCGACGCAGATCAACTCCAAGTTCAACGCGCAGTTCAACATCACCGCGGCGCCAGGACAGACCCCTGAGCAGGTGGCCGGCGCCGCCCGGACCGAGTTCGAGACCTGGTTCCAGTCCATGCTCAACCACACGGGCGCGGCGACGGGGGTTGAGTAGATGGCCGAGATGAAGATCATCGCGAAGGTGACGCCGACGCAGATCGATACGATCACGTGCGACGTGACGACGAGCGAGGTGCACCAGGGCGAGGTGGAGGTGACAGACCATCCCGTCGAGGAGGGCGCCAACGTCACCGACCACGCCCGCACGAAGCCGGCGATGTTCACCGTCGAGGGGATCGTCACGAATACGCCCCTCAACAGCACGCAGTCCAGGCGGATCGTCGAGGCGTTCGGACAGCAGCTCGAGACGACGTCCCCCGAGGACGCGCTGAGGGACAGCCCGGGCTACGCCGAAGAGGCGTACGCGAAGCTCGAGGCGCTGCGGAGGACGCCGAAGCTGATCACGGTCATCACCCAGCTGCGGACGTACACGAACATGCTGATGACCAGCCTCAGCGTGCCGCGCGACCCGCGGACCGGGGACGCCCTGCGGTTCTCCGCCACGTTCCGCGAGCTCGTCATCGTCAAGAACAAGACGACGACCCTGCGCCAGAAGAAGACGAAGAAGGCCAACGGGCGAAGGAAGGTGCGCCTCGGGAAGAAGTCGGGCAAGCGGATCACCGACGCGAAGGTGAAGGCGGTGAACAAGCAGTTCAACAACGTCTTCGAGGACGTGTCGACGTCCCGGAAGGCGTCCACGCTGGAGCAGTACGGTGGCCCGGCGTTCAAGAACTGGGGCCTGCTCTGATGGCGACGCTGCCGCTGCCCACCGACCCAGAGCTGACCCACTTCGACCTCCAGGTGGTGCTCGACGGCGCGACGTACACGCTAGAGTTCTACTGGAACGACCGCGACAGCGGTTGGTTCATGGACGTGCGGACCGAGGACGGGACGCCCATCCGCACGAGCATCCGCGTCACGGTCGGGCTCCCGCTGGCTGCGCGCGCGCGGGGCGTAAAGGGCATGCCACCGGGCGCCCTCTTGGCGGTGGACACGTCGGGCGAGGGGCGTGACCCTGGCCTGGGCGAGCTCGGCAGCCGCGTGCAGCTCGAGTACTTCGAGGTCGGGGGTCCTGGCTAGGTGCCGTTCTTCGGCTCGGCGCTTCTGCCCCTCAAGCCGACGCAGGGCTTCTCTCTCTTCGAGAGGCGGGTGCGCGTCACGGTGGCTCAGCCGATGGCCGAGGACTTCGCCGGCGTGTCGCTCAACGCCATCGAGGTCGAGGAGCTGCGCGTGCAGTTCCGCGTGGTGAAGACCAGGAGCAAGGAACCGAACACCTGCGAGGCGACGATCTTCAACCTCGCGGAGGCGACGCGTGGAGGCATGCAGGCGAAGGGCGCCAAGCTCATCCTGCAGGCCGGCTACGCGGACACGATGGCGCAGGTCTTCGGGGGCGACGTGCGTCTCATCGAGCACACACACCCCGGCGCGGAATGGGCGACGAAGATCCAGGCGGGTGACGGAGAGCGCGCGTTCCGCCATGCCCGCGTGAACATCGCATTCAAGGGTGGTACCCCCGCGACGACGATCGTGCACGAGATCGGGAAGCGCATGGGCCTCGACCTCGGAAACCTGGTCGAGCAGGCCGGCAGCGTGAAGGGGCACTTCAAGCACGGCTACGTCGCCCACGGTCCGGCGAGCCGAGAACTGACCAAGGCGCTCTCTGCGCAGGGCTACGAGTGGTCGATCCAGGACGGACGGTTGCAGATCTTGAAGGTCGACGCGGCCATGTCCGGCGGGGCGGTGCTTCTCACACCGGACTCAGGTCTCATCGGCTCGCCCGAGTTCGGCTCGCCCCTGAAGCAGGGCGGTCCGCCGGTGTTGCGCGTGCGCTCACTCCTGCAGCCGACCATCCGCCCTGGCGGGCAGCTCGAGCTCGACGCCGCGGCGCAGAAGGGCAGGTACGTCGTGCACAAGGTGGAGCATTCGGGGGACACGGCAGGGGGCGAGTGGTACTCGACGGCCGAGGTAGTGCCGCTGTGACGACGCGCAGCCCGACGATGGCCAAGGTGCTGGACGCCGCCGTCCATGCGGCCATGGCCGGCCTGCGGACGATGCTCCCGGGGAAGGTCGTGCGCTACGACGCCGCTCTCCAGCAGGCCGACGTGCAGCCGCTCATCAAGGACTGGTTTCTCGACGAGGGCGAGGAGCGCGTCGTCGAGGACCTGCCGGTCGTCCCCAATGTGCCCGTCGTATTCCCCGGCGCCGGCGGCTTCCGCGTCACCTTCCCGGTGGCGGTGGGGGACACCGTCGCGCTGCTCTTCAGCTGCTCGTCGCTCGACCGCTGGCTCGACCAGGGCGGGGGTCCGGTGGACCCAGGCATCTACCACCGGCACGCGCTCATGGACGCGGTCGCGATCCCCGGGCTGAGGGACTTCGCGCATCCGCTGGGGAGCGCCCCCATCGACCGGATGACGATCGGCAAGGACACCACGCCCCGAATCGACATCACCGGGACGCAGATCCAAGCGGGCGGGACCGCGGCGCTCGCCCTCCTCGCCGAGCTGGCGTCCGCGATCTCGACGTACAACAGCCACACCCACAATGACCCTGTATCAGGCGTGACAGGGGCTCCGAACCAGCCAGCAAGTGCGGCGACCGGCACCACCGTCCTCAAGGGCGGCTGACCCAACACGCTAGCCCTCGACCGCTACCGTCATCTCGACGTGGCGACGGTCCGCGACTTCAAGGTGGACCCAACGACGGGTGACCTTGTGATCGGGGCGGACATCGAGATGGTGTCCGATGGGGAGGCAATCGCCCAAGCCTGCCGCATCCACCTCCAGTGGTTCCTTGGTGAATGGTTCCTCGACGAGGAGGAGGGCTTCCCCTGGTTCGAGCAGGTCCTCGTCAAGAACCCCGACTTCGTGGCGGTGCGCGAGCTCGTCCGGTCCTACCTGCTCGAGGTGACCGGCGTTCGTGACGTGACCTCGCTCGACCTGCGCTTCGATCCTGCGGAGCGCGTCGCGACGATCGGCTTCACCGTCTCGACAGACTTCGGCGAGTTCTCTGGGTCCGTGTCCGCGCCCGGGGTGAGCTGATGGCCGGCCTCACCGTCGAGGGGTTCATCCGCAAGACGCTCGGCGAGATCCAGGCGGACCTCGAGGAGTCGTTCAAGCAGGAGTTCGGCGAGAACATCGACCTGGGACCGAAGTCGGCCTTCGGCGTGCTCATCGGCATCCTGTCCGACGCCCTGGCCTCGTTGTGGGAGGTGGCCGAGGCGGTGGACGCCAGCCAGGACCCCGACGAGGCGACCGGCGACTCGCTTGAGGGG